ACAAGGGAAAGATCATCGTGGAGACCTTCAGCCCGCAGGCTCCTGACGAACCTATTCGCCCAAAGTTCGAGCTTCCCTATGCCCACGGGCAGATGCCTTTCGTGCCGTGCATGCTGGAGTTTACTCAAGACAAAGGTTTTTATTCGAGCCGTGGAGTTTGTGAAACGGTTGCAGCGTTTGAAGCTGCGTTGACCAAGACCATGAACGCCAAGGCTGATGCGATGAGCCTCTACAACTCACCGATGTTTTCCTCTGATCAAGACATACCCAATGTGAACAATATCAAATTCGGCACAGGGGTTCTCTTGCCCACGGGAGTTAAGCCAGTACTCATGCCCCAGCCCCCGATCAGCTTTGATCAGGAGATGGTGCAGATGCGTCAGGTCTCGGAGTACTTGGTGTCGATGCCCGACTTCGGCCTGACACAGGGAAGACTCGGAAGCTCAAAGCCCCGCACGGCTACCGAGGTGCAGAATATCGGACAGCTGATGGGGGTGAACACAGATCTCCGCATTAAACTTTTTAGGCTGGCGTTAAGTGAAATCTACAAGCAGGCATATGCAATCCTAGTTGAGTACGCACACGACCAGCTTCTCTTTGAATACCAGAACCAGTTCTCGGCTGTGCCTGCCGAGGCGATCATCTTTGATTATCAGATCAAACCTTCGGGCAGTGCTGACGGTGTGAACCGAGTCATGCAGTACCAGAAGGCTTTGGTGCGGTTCCAGACCCTCCGTAACGATCCGTACATTAACCAGCCAGAACTCCGCAAGGATCTGCTGGAGGTGGACGATCCACACCTTGTCAACCGCATGCTGATCGATCCACAGCTCAAGAAGCAGATGCAGGCCGAAGAAGCTGGAAGCGAGAATCTGTTGCTCGACCAAGGCTTCGGTGCTGTGGCTGTTGAGCCTGCCGACGATCACGAGGTGCATGTTCAGATCCACATGGATCGGCTGCAGTTGGCTGGTCAGCGTGGACAGCAGCTGGCTCAGGACAGCGGTGCTGCCTACACCCAGCACTTACAGCAACACATCCAGTTCCTTTCGCAGACCAACCCGAACCTCGCCAAGCAGATCGGCGCACAGATTATGAAGGCTATGCAGGCTGAGACTAAGAATGCTCAGTTCCAGCAGATGTTACCTCAATGAATATCATAGACGTTGACATGTCGGATATCAGGGAACGCCTCGCAAGAATGGAAGAGCGTCAGGTCGGCCTGTGTTCAATGCTTGAGCGGAGCCTCTCTAACTACGGGGATCTGGTGAATCGGGTGACTGCACTCGAGAAACTTAAAGGACATTTCTACTTAGCAGCTGCCATTGTCGGCACGGCTGTCTCCATATCTTGGGAGTTAATCAAGACCAAGTTCTTCAACAAAGGATAATACAATGCCCAGCAATCAAGAGTTTTTCGATGCAATCAAAAACATATCGGTAGATGCCGATACGCTTAATCTCAATACAGACCAGTTGGAAGGTAAGCTCGACACGACCACTGGTTTGCTAACTACGCTTTCTGCGGATACGGCAATTATTAAGAATGACTTGGCCAACGGAGTCCTTTCGGACGTAAGAGATGGAGCAGGAAACGCACTAACCTCTTCGGCTCGAGGCTCACAAAGGGCTTTATCTGTCCAGATCGTTGACGGAAGCGGAAACCAGATTACTTCTTTTGGTAGCGGAACAGTTAATTCAAATACACTTGATGGTTCAGGAAACGCAATCACCTCAACCGTCTCGGGAGCAAAGAGAAGCCTTGACGTAACTGCAATCAATCAAAGCATTACTACTGGAACTGGAACTGCCTCTGGAACATCTGCGGTTGGAACTGATTTAATTACATCAACCGATGTAAGCGGGTTTGCGGAAGCAAGTATTCAATTTACAGGAGTTTGGCCAGTAGCTGCAACAGTCAGTCCTCAGATTTCAAATGATAACTCAACATGGCTTGCAACAACATTGATAGGTATAAGCACTACAACACCAACACTTGTAAATTCATTTACATCAACACAACTCTCCACTTGGTGTAGGATTGGATTATTTGGTGCTAGATATTTTAGGTTAAGAGTTACTGGGGCTGGGTCTAGTGGGACTTATGACTTTGCCTATACATTTAATCCAAGAAGTACAAGTCTCAACGCCCAACCAGTTAGCATTATTGCATCAACAGCACTCGCTATTAATCCTTCTACTGGAAACGGATTTTCAACACATTGGACAGCGATTTCGACTGCCTCAACAAATGCACAAAATGTAAAATCAGGCGCTACGAGTATTGGGGCAATGACTATTTCCAATACCTCTGCATCAATAAGATACTTTAAGATATTTAACCTGACTGTTGCTCCAACGATGGGGACAAGCACACCAGTATTAAATTACGCAATCATGCCAAACTCAACAATGGTAATAGATTGCAGTTTTGCTGGAATACGACTTAGCTCTGGCCTTTCTTACGCAATTACGGGAGGACAGGCATTATTGGACAATACAGCCGTAGGTGCTGGTGATGTAGTGGTCAACATTTCTTACGCATAAAATCTATGAAACAACTCGCACAATCCTACTCCTATAATAGCGGAACAAGAGTTCTCACCTTGACTGGTGTCAACGTACCCCAAGGAAATCTTGTATCTATCTACAATGCTACTGCAAACAAACGGGTTTATTCCGTTGAGCAAGGCTTTATTGATGCGATCTCGGCATACACACAAGCCTCTAACTCAACCGTCACTCTTAGGGACGGAAGTGGATTCTCTAATTCAGACATATTTAACATTGTCTATGATGACGGAAATACATTTGATCCAGTCCGTGTATTTGATTCTACGGGTACTGCACTCACCTACGCCTCTACTGGAACCGCTGGAACCCCATCCTCCGATGTCATATCGGTTCAGGGAATTACTGGTGGAACCCCTATTCCAGTTCGCCCCCGCAACGCTTCTGTCACAGTAACCGCAGGCACAACCTCGGGTACGGCTAATACAAGCGCACAGGCTTTGGCATCAAGCTCAACCCGTCAATACCTTCTAATTCAAAACATTTCCGATACGGATATGTACTTTAATTTTGGAGCCTCCGCCACGACGAGTAACCTGCTTATCAAATCTGGCGGGTCTGGAATTACATTCGAGGCAGGATTCGTCCCAACAGATGCGGTCAATGTGATCTGCGCCTCGGCAAGCAAGCCGTACTACATCCTGAGTGCCTAATTATGCCTGTTCTTGCTAATTTCAAAACAATTACAGGATCTCCGTATCTCGTTAATTATCTCGTTGTTGGAGGCGGCGGAGGCGGCGGATCGGCTGGAGCAAGTTCTTGCGGAGGAGGTGGGGGTGCAGGTGGGTTTAACGAGGGAACATTTAATGTTTTGGTTGGATCTAGTTATTCTGTTGTGGTTGGTACTGGCGGAACTGGAAACAATACAAGGGGTGTGGCATCTAGCTTTGGGCCAAACATAGCATTGGGTGGAGGGGGTGGTTGTGTTACTGCCTCCAACTCAGCGCAACAAGATGGTGGTTCTGGTGGTGGTGGTTATAGTTCGCTTGGAAAAGCAATTATATCTAATCATGGTAATGATTCTGGCCCTGTTGTTGGATACTCCGCAGATACAGTTGCTGGTGGTGGAGGTGCTGGTTCGGTTGGGGGGACTGCAACTGGCACGGTATCTGGAAATGGTGGATCTGGTAGGGCAAGTTCAATTAGCGGATCTTCAGTTACTTATGCTGGTGGCGGCGGCGGCGGTTGCGTTTCAGGCTTTACCGCTGGAACAGGCGGATCTGGCGGAGGCGGAAATGGATCAGACAGCCTTAATGGTGTGGCGGGAACCGCAAATACAGGAGGTGGCGGCGGCGGTGCTGGGTATCTCGCAACAGGCAGAGCAGGCGGCGCAGGCGGCTCTGGCATCGTAATTATTTCTTATTCTGGCGGCCAGAGAGGATCTGGCGGAACCGTGACCAGTGTTGGTGGAAACACCATCCACACCTTCACATCCAGCGGAACATTCATAGCATGAGAATCGCCATGCCCATCGTAGCCATGTTCCTGATTTTATCCGTTCCACTCGGCCTTGTCGGGTGCTTCGGAGATTACGGCACGATCCAAGAAAAGATCAAATACTCGGAGGGTAAATAACATGGCTCTGTTTGCACCCAGCGGAATAATGAATCGGCGTGGGTTTCGTCCCGTACCCGTTGTTGCGACACCACCACCCAGCGGGATTCCTGTGGCGAGTACGGCAAGTGTGGTCATATCTGGTCTAGGCGGGGCAAATGGAACCTATGCAAGGATTGGGACTGGTGCTAATCCGCTTAGCGATTGGGTTCTTACTGGATACGCTTACAGGACTCCAAATGAGAATTTTGGCAATACCAGCGGGAAAATCTTGTTTGCCCCAAATTCTGTAGTCATAGACTTTGAAGGAGCTGGAACTCCTCAATCAGGAACGCCATATAGTTCTTGGACATTGTTGAACATGTATTATGATAGCGAATATGATAGTTGGATAACCGAATCAATTTCCACAAATGCGTCAACGGATGCAACAAACATCCCAACAACTGGCTGGTCTCCTAGCCTAACTATTGCCGTAGAAGGAGCATAGGATTTAGGCTAAAGAAATTGACAGAGAAATGAACCTCCTCACCATCTCCATCCTCTGCCTTGCCTTTGCATCCTGCTCCAAAAAGCCAACTGAAAGCGAATCACAACTCCAAAGATATTCTGATATGTCAGCGGCTCACGATGCAATGAACGTAAAATGAACACCGACGATCAAGCAATCCAAGCCCTCCAATACCTACTCGACGAAGGCTTTATCTCTCTCGGATATATCGACGGCAAGCCTTCCGTGTATCTAACAACAAGTGTATCGGAAGCTCAGAAGGTAATTAAATCTATGGCAAAAGACTCAGCAGACTGGTGGAAAAAATGAATTGGCTAGTTAAGGCTGTCATCTGGTTCTTCCTGCCACGGCACGACAGAAATATCTTTCTCGAGGCTTGCAAGCTGGCATCCATGCAAATCCAGCAGCAGGACGAAACGGAGTACTACGGTGGAACCAAGCATGCCATTGCCTATGAACGCATTCGGACGATCCTAGTGAAAAGCGGTTACGCCAAGTCAGACATAACTGGAGCAGTCATTCATCTGGCTATTGCTCTAAGATATCTGCAAAGCATCCGATAGTAGTTGACTCGCCCCCGACCAGTCTTACATTACCTACATGAACTGGATTACCGAAAACTTCGCAAATATCATGGCTGTGGTCGGTGCTGTTGTCGTGTTGGCTCGCATCATTGTTAAGCTGACACCAACCCCTGCGGATGATGGCGTTCTTGAAAAGATCGTCTCCGTCCTAAAGACCCTCGGCCTTCATATCAACGACAAGTGATTCGACTTATTGGAGCCGTCATTGACCTCGTCTTGAGGCTAATGCCGACACCAAGGGAGCAAGTAGATTCGGCATCCAAGAAAAAGAGGGATGAGAATCAGGATAGAATCAATCGTGCTTTCACTGGCACTAGCGGTATCCCTTGGTGGGTGCGCTAGTACAGGTGCGAGATATCTCCCTCCAGACACAATAACTTTCCTTACAACCGACTATCGGTTTAAGGCTGTGATGAATGGTGGAGAGGATGTGAAAGGATGGGCAAGAGATGCACTCTCAACAATCAATGAGCTTCAATACCAGCTCGAACTCGAGCGAAACAAATGATCACCCGTGCGAAGATAGAGTCCATATATCAGGATATCCTCAAGGGATTAGAGCCTACCTTCGCAGCTCGGGTGGCTGCATGGAGGGATGCGGTTATTGCGGGCGGTGTGATTCCGTATGTTTACTGCGGTCACAGGACACCACAGGAGCAGCAGGATCTGTATGAGCAGGGTAGGACAAAGGCTGGGCGCATCGTCACAAATGCGATGGGCTTTCCTGTGCCCCAGAGCTTTCATTGCTACGGGAGGGCGATTGACTGGGTTCCCGTATTAAAAGTTAAAGAGGACGGATACGAGGCAGACTGGGGAAACATCCATAAGTACGGCATGGGGATTGAGAACGGGAAACTCTATAACCTTCAGGCACTTACATGGGAGCGTCCTCATCTGCAGGACGGGTACTTCAAGGACTGGAGAGATCTGGCAAGGCTAGAGCGTAACGAGCCAAAGCAGGAGCCAGTGGTGCAGAAGACCCAAAAGAAAACTAAGATAAAAGCAGGGCTGATACCCCGCCAAAAATAATAACTGTTTAGCAGTTGACAGTAGCCAGTTGAGCTGTAGCACTTTCCACAAGTGGCGACACTATACAAATTCATCAGGGCTTTTTCCGCAGCTTGGCGTGTCTTTTCTTTTTCTAATTCATCGCAAGCAAAGTGGATCGATGAAGACCGTACCGCACTTGTTCAATTTCTAAACTCTCGGTCTGGCGCAAGACTGAAAATACTTTTGCTTGGATACTGCGCTCTTCGGGATGCCCGAGCCTGCATGGCTGGTGGCAATCCGTTTGAGGCTGGTAAGTCGATTGGCTGTCGAGAGATGGTCAGTTACCTAGACTATCTAGGTGCCAGTGATCTGAGTAAAGATTCCGAGCCTGCCAGCGAAGGGGACATGGCAGACCTCGGTCATTTAGTCCCCTAAACTTCGGGAAAGAAAGGACTCCGTTATGTCCAATGAAGCAGTATTAACCGAACCAGCAACGACACCTCAATCGGGTGAAACGGGCGGGGCAGGTAAGAGTATTGATGCTGAGTTACAGGAACTCGGGAAACTAGCAGCACAGGTCGATGGCTTTTCCGAACCCAAGGTCGAAGCACAAGCTCCCCGTAAAACAGACGGACTCCCGTCTGCGGGTCAGAAGGAAACGGCTGAAAAAGCCACTCGTCGCACAGCATCCGAACAGA